TAATTTTTTTTAGTAACATTTTTGTCATCCCTTCCTTTTTGGGTCTTATTTTTTTTATTTTTAATTTACCGGACATTCCAAATTTGCCTTTCATTTATTTCACCTCACTAACTAAAGGGAGTACAAGCAAGGCAAGAAACTGATACTTTTTTTATGAAGGAGGTGTACCAGTAATGAATCCTTACAAGTACTCCCCCATTTCATCTGATATAAACTATACATGCTCCAGATTGAGTAGAACTTACTCCTGTACTGGTTAGACTAAAAGCTAAAGAGGATTCTGCTACTGCACTAACCGGAGATTTACCATCATTAACTCCTAATTGCCCGCCCCCGGAAGTAAGTGCCGCTCCTCCACCTTCTAAAACATCATATCCATCTTCATCATTGATTACGATCGCATAACCAGTTGAAGCGAAGTTAGTTAAACCAAAAACTACTCTCAATACCTCGCCATCGTATTGTTTGGTAGTCGTTCCTGATGCCGCCCCTCCCGTTGACAATGTCCAATCAAATTTAATTTTTTTAACACTCGAATAAGTTTGTTCTGTTATAACTACAGCCATATAATCACCTCGTTTACTTTACTCTTTTAAGCAGTGCCAATTATTTCATCAAGGTCAGAATCAGCTTCAGGTAATGGTTTTTTTTCTTCTTCCTTTTCCTGAACCTTAAAGCCTAACCATCTGTAAGGCACGATATATATTTCTCCTTTTTCGTTTTGCAATCGGTGAGTCCCGTTTGCATTCACATAACATACTTTTGCACCTTCTATTTTAAGTTCCTGATTATTAGGAAACATATATACCCTTGATATTTCATTTAGTCCAATTACTTCAACTTGCTCTTTACCCATAAAACCCTCCATTTTTTAAATTGCAGTTTTTAAGGTGAACTGCAAAACCTTTACTTTTATTATGTAGTTGTGCAAACAGTAACAATGCCTTTTACGATAGTTAAACGAGTTAGCCCTGTTATCCCCGTTGTGCTCTTATCACAACCAGCAACTCCGCCTACAGAATAAGCATCTGCCTCACAAGATGTTCCTAAATCGGCTGTTCCTAATATAATAAGTTTATCCGCTGACTCATCCCATAACATAGACTTACCTGTAGTATCCCCGTAAAACATTACATCCATTCCTTCGCCGGATTCACCAAATTCGAAAGTACCTGTACTTCCCGGTATTATACAAACAGTCTGTGTGCCATCATAAAACTCTAAAGCACCACCTACCCATCTTGAATGTAAAGCCATTTTGTTCACTTCCTTTCGCTTTCACAAGCGATTCTTCCGAATCGAAAAAAAGCTATTATTATTTTATTTTGTTACAGGCGCACCCTTGACTTGTTTGTCTTTGGGTGCGCTTTTAATTTCTTTTTTAAACTCTTTTTCTTCTGGTTTATTGGATTTGGCATATTCACCAATGCTCTGTTCTACTAATGCTTTGGCTACATCTTTGGTTACACTTATTACTTCGCCACATCTAAATCCACGCCAGTCACTAAAAAGTTTAACTAAATATTGAGACATCATAACCTCCTTCTTTTATTAATCTATTGCAGTTTGTAATATAGCCTGTGGATATCTGGGTTCGCTTAATACAGCTACACAACTGGCATATCTCGCAGTAATATGGCCGGTACTGTTAGTAATAACCATGTAAGCATGATCATAATCTGTAGCGACAGCTGCTACTGTTGGAGCATCTACCTCCACTATGTATGTTGCACCCGCTGATCCAGTTGTAGTATTAAATGTAGCGGCTGCAGTTGCAGCACTTTGTACATCTGATGTTTCTTGTGTTCGATATCTAAAAGCCACTGCAGAACCTCCGGTTGTATTGGCACTATATGCATTTACTGTAACAGCTGCTACATGGTCAGCGGCTGCTCCAAAGGTTAGTAAGAATGTACACTTTTTGTAATTCTCCAAATTGACTACATCAGTACATTTTACTGCTGAAGCACCAGAGGTTATATATGCTGGATTTAGTACATTTACTACCTTATTAATTTCACTCCATAATTGAGACATATTTATTCACTTCCTTTTATTCTTTATTTATTATCTTGCCGCTAAAGTTACATAAGGGCTTCTGGTCACTCCACTATTAAAAGCAGTTAGAGTTGAATTCCACATTGGCTGACCGTCAATCCGATAGGTAAATCTAAAGGTCTGTTCATCATTCAAGAATCTCACATGAATAGAACTGGCCGATTGCATTCCACCGGTTTTTTCGATGATTAGATACTGACTTAAATCGAGTAAGAGAATATCGCCTTCATCACCTAATGCCTGACATTGTTCGATTACTTGTAACGGTCTACCCAAGAGAGCTCCATTAGGTACAGAAACTAATCCGGTTGGAGGCATAAATAATGGAACGCCAGCAGTACCAATCTTTAAATTCAATTTCCATATCCAGGGTTCTACGTCTTGAATTAAATACCATTTAGCTTTTATCCTATTAGCAGCAGGCATATTGTTATACATATTCATAATATTATCAGCAGTAACAGTATCTGCAGTCTGTCCAGTATCGGCAGTAGTGGATTTCAGAGAAGCAGAATTCCTAACGCCTAAAGGTTTACCTACGCCAGTTCCATTGATTATCGCATCATCAATCATAAAGGCAAATTCTTCTCCGACACCTTGAGTTGTTAAAGAGGTTAAAGCGGGAGCATCCACTAATAATTCTTCGGTAGCATAATTAGCTGCCCCTAATTTATTGAGTTTCAATTCAATCTGTCTCAAAGTCACTTTAGAAGCAGTTATATCTCCAGCTTCAGCCACCCAATAACCTTGAATTCCACCCCATCTCGAACCAGTTGCACGAGAAGTTTCATTTACAGCATTTATAGTTAATCTGTTTCCACCAATAGTTATATGTCTGCAATCCTTTGCCACTATACCAACTTCATGGGTTTGTTTTAGAATTTCAGCAGAATATTCCGGGCTGACCAGAAATCCACCCTCAGAACCCACTAATTCGTTTGCACCAGATATAGTTTTAACATCTATTAATCTCTTATCTATTTCTCTATTCGATGGGTCATAGGCCTTCTTTACCGCCATAAGTTGTTCGCCAAAAGAATCCCATTTTGGCTCATCTTTCTTTACTTCCGGGTCTACCTTTGTCATTTTGTTTTCTTGTGCTTTTATTAGCGGTTCAAGTTTTTCGTTGAACTCCTCCATCATGGAGCCTTTAATTTTTTCAGCAATTTGTGCAAGTTGTTCTTCACTTAAAACTGAATTGCTTTTTATAATAGTTATCAATTCTTCTTTTGTTAAATTAGCCATATTCCTTTCACTTCCTTTTGTTTGTTTTTCAATTATTCATTATCTCTAATGGAATATGTTTCTCTACCTGATATATCTTGTATATCTCCGGCTAAAACCTGTATCTCATCTGATAACGTAATAAAGGTTTTATTTTTCTTACATGACCTTTCCGGTCAATCTCTTAAAATTATCATCAATACCTTCTTTAAGGTTTTTGCTTACATTTTCAACACTTTTATTAATATTCTCTTTTAATGCAGAATGGATTATCTCGATCAGTTCCTTCTCGTTAATGTCAATACCTTTGTTTTCATTTTCTGGCTCTTCTATTTCTTCTTCAGTTTCTTTTTCTTCGATTTCCAAACCATCATCTTCTATTTCTATCTCTTTGCCTTCCTCACCGTTTTCTTCGGCAGGTTCAGCAGAATCTAATACCTTTTGAATTTTAGCTTGGGCATCTTTTAAATCTTGTTTATTTATTCTGTTTAAGACTGCACCGGCTTTTAATTCAATCTCTTCTAACTTTTTCCGATGAAGCTCTAAAAGAAATTTAAGTTCTTTGTTTTCCTTAACGATTTCATATAGTTCGTTGACATCAAATAATCCTATTTCTTTTAATTTTTCTTCTTGTCTTTTTTTCTTAGTAATTTCATCAAAGTTAAAACCCTTACTCGGCTCTTCTTCTTGCGATTCTTCTTGCTTGGGAAATATATTTTTTAATTCATGTTTGCTTTCTTCAATATTCTCTTTGTCTATAACTATAAATCTATAATCATTTTCTCTATAGTAAGTTATCTTTTCTTCCCATGTTTCTTTATGACCATATTCTTTCCTTAATTCTCCCATTCCATCAATTTCTATCCATAAACTTTCGCCATAACTATTAATCAAGACAAAATCACAAGTCCATGCTCTTTCATTACAAACTTTTACCTGTATATCATGTTTAATATTTTCTTCAAATAACCAATTATCAAATTCTGCTTCAAATTTACTTTGGACTATATGACCATCATTACATTCAGTAGGATACCCGCCAAAACCATTTATTCTCCCTTTTTCAAGGGCTTTTAATTGGGCTTCACTTAATTGCTTATTTTTATTAAGATTGCTTATAAATTCTTTATTTCCTTTATAGAAGCATTCTCTTGAGCAATAAATTTGAGGTTTATTTAAATAATAATCAAATTCATTCCCACATACGGGGCAAATACCAATTTCCTTGTTTATTTCCATAGATTTATTATGGCATTCAATAGAACAATATTTTTGATTGCTTCTTTTATATGTTTCAAATATTTTTCCACATTGTTCGCAAATTCTTTTTTCTTTTGCATTTTTATATTGCGGATGTTTTTCGCCACTATTTAAATGAGATAAATATTTATAGCCACATTTAATCGAACAGGTTTTTCTATTAGCACTTAGAGAATCCATAAAATATTTATCACAAATAACACATTGATAAATTATACTTTTACCATGTTTTTGCACCCATTCTTGTGCAGAAGATAGAGTCCATCCTTTACTTTTATCAAAAATATATTTCTGTACATGAGTTGAGCCTTGTGGATCAGATTTAAGTTTTCCGATTACCGCCTTGATTCCTTTATTTGCATCTATATCAATTGTTCTAAATGAATCATCCACAAACTTACCAGCATCTATCACCGGGATATGAATATAATCTTCTGTTTCTTCGGGTTTGGTAATGACTTCTTTTTCTTCTTCTGATATCCCGGTTTCTTCTTCAATTTCTTCTATTATTTTATTGACATTCTTTTCATCATCCACTTCAATCATTCCCTCTCTTGGTAATGATTTTTCTATACCATTTATATTAAGTCTATAAATCCCTAAATCCTTTCTTAATGCTTCCGATTTGATTTCCAATCCCTTGCCTACCGCAACATTTAAGGCATTAATATTGCTTGGAATTGGCACATCGCTGTGTTCTAAAAGTATCCATTTCGTATAAATCCTTTTTGCCTTATCAAATATTTTTTCGTTAATACCATATTCTGATTTAATAAGTTCACCTACTTTATCCCAGTCCTTATCTTCTGGCTTGACAGATTCCAAAGGTATAAAACCAATGGAACTTGTATTTAAAAATTTCTCTTTTACCAGGTTATAAACATCAACTGCTAATTGATGTTTCGCATAAACCGTCTTGGCAAGCCACCCTTTACCCTGCACTAACTTAATCCAGATATCCTTCCCGATTGGAAGGCCATGATAATCATGGGCATAAAGCACGGTTGGGCTTTTCTTAAAATCACTAACCTGGCCACCGCTGGGCAGGACTATTTCGTTATCCCGGTCTACATCTGCTGTATTGATATATCTAATTGCAGCTCTTTCGCCATCTTCAATCTGTAAATCTTCGGCATTTAAGGGATTTTTCTTGCGGATGAATTCGATATCATCTTCTTTTAACTTATATTTCTTGGCGATATCTTTTGCTCTGTCCGGGAGTATATCTTTAAGTTTCAGTCGATCCGTATATAATTCTATCTCCACAAATTATCACCTCACTTTCAAATTTATTATTTACTAATCTATAATTAATCATTCCTACCGAATAATGTAGGCCAATATTGAATTAATTCAGGAATGACCTTTGGTTCTTCTTTATTTTCTTCCCATCTATTTTCTATATCCTTTAAATCTTTTATAACTTCCTCAAGTTCTGAACTACCATCGACGATGCTATAATCGCCTTCTTCTAATTTTCTTTCATATTTACTTATTAATTTTTTAATTTCTTCTAATATCATTTCATTGACCTCCCATATTTTTTTCAAATAAAAAAGCCACAAACAAGAAATTAATCTTGTTTGTGGCTGTACAGCAGCTCACTTTCCTTTATCCAGTCTGACGGTCTTAGTCGTGTAGGAAATATATATTTAGTTTTTAGAAATTGATTTTACTTTATTCTATCTAAAAAATCTTTATCAATATTGGTTTTAATCGTTAATTCTTTATTTTCTAATTTGCTTGATATAAATTTTCCAATAGGTTTTCCTAAATATTTTTTATGTGTTTTTAATATAATTGGTTTCATTCCTTATTCCCTCCTATTTTTAATTGGTCTCGAATAGCTTTTGTGTTTATTTTCTTTCCACAAAATGGGCAATATCTAAATTCAATCTCTACGTAATCATTCTCCATAAATATATTGCTTTCTGGCAATATGGTTAATCCAGTTTCTTCACTTAATACATCTTTCATTTTTTCACAATTACAATATTTCATAATTCCTCCTATGCCGAATTCAAATTACTCTTCCCCATTAACCCCGTACTGGCTATAATTGTATCGCTAACCAATCTTATCCTGATAACATAATCTACCTCAACGGCTACCTGATTGATTGCCCCGCACCGCTGGCACTTAATTTCTTCCTGATACATCTTAAGTGGACGAGAAGGATTAAGATAAAACATGCCCGCCCCCAGCTCGATGTTTTTCGATAATGGATTGCTGCATTTCTGGCATAATAATTGCTTCATTTTACTCCTGTTAATTTACCCGATAATTATCGGCATTTTCTTACTCTCGTGTTCTAACCCTACTTTCACAATATCACCTGTACTAAATACTTTCTCACTATTTACATTTTTTACATGAGGATATTTATTATTTGTTTCAGAAATCTTCACATCATAAGTGCCGTTATTGTTAACAGCAATTATTGCACCTGAAACCACATTATAAAGTACTCCTTCTATAATTTTATAATCTTTTTGTATCATTTTCTCCTCCTTTCATTTTCCTCCTATTTAATCTGGCCTAAAATATATATCGCAATGGCAGTTTGGATGGAATGTGGGACTTTCATATCCCTCCCAGTTATCATCTAAATCAATCAAGCCTATATTATATAAACTAATACAAAATTCACAAGGATTCGGGCCAAGCAGTATTCCTTTTTTGCCCGTAAGTCCTGACTGTCTATATCCCTCTAAGTTGCCCTGCGAAACGGCATTCTTTGTTTCAGTCATGGCAATCCTTTTGGCTCGATATCCTTCTATATCTAACGGCAAATAAGTTTGTCTTATCCGTTCTGTCAGCTTAGCAATGCTTTCGCCATTCTCCATTCCTTCAATTAGCGTTTGTTTTAATAAATGTTTTGTAGTGACTCCAATTTCTTTTACCGCTTCGGCAGCATGAACCTGTAACCACTCTATTACTTTGGGATTCATGATATCAAAAGCTATACCAATCTCAAGCTCACTTAAAGCACTTTTCCCGGCAATCGCCATCATTGCCGTTATTTTAGGCAAAACATATTCGGTAAAACTTCTGATTTCCTCTGCAGTTGTCGGTACTTTGATAGCACCATTGATATTATAGTTTGCTGCCTTCCTGCCCTGTAATATGCCTATGACCTTGTCTTTCTGCTTTTCAAATAATGGTATAATACCTTTTCTGAAATCATACTCAAGTGGTTTTACTAATCTGCTTCGCTTGCTTTTTAAAATATCTTTTTCATTTTCTTTAGTCTGCCGCCCTCCACCCTCGGCAGTTGTGACTAATTTCCCTTGCCTTATCAGGCATACAATACT